TTAACATTTAATCCTTGTTCTCGTTTATTGTCAGTAGTATCCGCAAGCCCAATAATCTCACACAACGCAGAACCCATATATGGTATAGTTACTTCTAATCCATTTGATATTGGCTCTTGAATAGTAGCTGCGCCTTGTTCAATAAGAAAACGCTTATCAGAAACACCACCAAAATCTTTCGTAATCCACGGAGTTTCAAATCCTGCTTCGAAATACGGTCCTGTGATTTGCAATGCTCCAATCATAGTATCATTTTCAGCTCCTGCATTAGGACAAGCCTTAATATTAAAGTCACCGCGACGAAATCTATAGATACCTTCGAACCAAACCCAATAAGGAGCATTACGATTATACGTAGCAAAAATACTAGCAAATCTATTAAACAATGCTACTTGTGGATCATCTGCAATTACTGCAAAATGATATCTTGTTACAACCTCATTTATTGTCAAAGGCACCTCTGGAACTGCAATTCGATTATCAGGAATCGTAGAATAATCAAACATAGGAGTATAGTCTCCATTTCGCATCTCATCTCGTGTAAATGATTCTGGTTCCATATCAAAATCAATTTCTTTATTCCTGATAAATTGGAAACTATTAGCATCCAATTTCTCAGTAGTTGGAAATGCGACTTGAAAATCTTCTCCACCAGATACAAAAGCATTAATGTATACAGGAGGAGGAGGGTTTTCACTATGCGTAAGTTCATTTACCACAAAAATAGCAAAGTAACCTGAGGCATACAAATCAAACACAGTCCCATCTCCAACGTTCGGCGGTGCTGCCAATCTACTATCATCAGACAACGCTGTTCGTAATTTCCATGGTCTCATTGAGAAATATGGGAATGTAATAGCTACCTGTGATTCTGTCTTAATGTCAACAATACGCATAATCGCTTTTCCTTCCAATGTACTCAGCAATGTAGCTCCATCTTGAGGATATCCAGATTCAGGAGGAACCCAGACAATAGCCAACCTTCCTGCATGAAAACTACTTGCTGTAATATGAAACATCACTCTTATCGAACCTCTCCACATATGAAATGGTAAGGTAGCCCAAGATAAAATCGTATCATAACCATTGCCTCTAAATCCAGGTCGTATAGCAATCCAATCTGTCAATTGACTTCCACTAATATCTGTTGATGTCCAGGTAAATATACGAGCCAAAGCAGGTGTGGAAAATACATAATCCAAA